CTTCTTCGGGAAACCTGAGAAGTAATCCGCGCCTCGACCAAACTTCTCCAATATTTCAGGGGTCCACTTAGCCAGAGCTTTAACTTCATCGACAGACGGCAATGTCCCCAATACCATGTCTGTACTAACAATCTTTCGTGCCGCTGGCACGTGGGCAAAGTCTTCGAGACTATACCTCGTCTTCACGTTCCCACTCCTTCACAATCACGGGCATATTGCGTTTGTGATTAGTGGTACGAATGGGTCGAAGAATTTGGTCCGCGTCCCAGCCTGACGTATCCGCGTGCATCAAATATGCAATAGCTCTATTTCTGTCTTCTAATACTTCAATGTCATCCAAGAACTTGTCAAGTTTCCAATAACAATGCTCATGCTTTTCAATCGAAGACTGCACCACCAAAGTTGGTCTAGGCACATTATTTTCTCCCTCTGAGGGCCACTCTTTGGGAGCGTTACCGTCAAAGTCAACCCACAGTACGTAACTGCCCAGCACGTTTTCTTTTGCGGGGTTGGCTGCCTTAAATAAGGCGGGGGAGAAAAATACGTTGGCTTTAATTGCCGACCATTTAAGGGTGTGTCGTATTACCCCGTCTCTTTGCCGAGGCCAAGCAAACATGTAAGGCGTCCACTTGTTTTCGTGCTCGACAGGGAGATACACAAACGTGGGGGTTGTACCAGTTTCTTCAGCCCCCCACATGTAGTTGTAAAAATCTTTTAGTTCTTCAGTTGCGTCGCTCATATTATCCGTCCTTTGAGAGTGTGGCCCTGGTAAGGAAAGAGAGTAACTTACCAGGGCCACGGGGCCCGTTACCTAACCAGCGAAGGGGTTGCTGGCTGCGGTCTTAGGGGCCGTCTTCTGGGCCGGCTGGGTAGCTCCAGAAGAAGACAGTTTGACGTTCTTGATGTTCTGGAACATCTTACCAGCGTTCTTGCCCTTACCGGCGCTCGAATACAGCTGAAGAGTTCCGCCCAAACCAATAAGGTCGTCGCGGTTGATACCGTTCACGTCGTCGCGTGCAACTCCGAGGTCCATCAAGCGGGCCACGTAGAAGCCAAGCTTCTGGCGTTCACGGTCTGTGATGTTCTCAGGGTCAGCGGGCAGCTCGAAGAGTTCGCTCTTCTTCTTGCCCTCTTCACCGACGAGGTACTCGACGATGACCCAGGAACGGTCAGGGTAAGCCTGGCTTCCCTGCTTGACGTAGACATCTCCGACAGTCATCTCATAGATGCCGTCCGCGAGGTCATACGATGGTGCTTCAATTTCTGATGTGTCGATTCCGTAATCGTCCAACAGTCCCATTATTTTGTTACCTTTCAGTGTTATCAGTTAGTTTCGCCAACAAAGGCAGGTTCGTCATCATCAGAGTATCCTTCTGCGACGGGGATGCCTTCTTCTGGCAGTTCATCCGGGGCTAAATCTTTAGCCTCGGCTACCAGCCCCGTGGTGTCGTTCGAGAGCCAGTTTTTAATGACTTGCACGAACTCTTCCGGGCTGGAAGTTAGGGGGAGCCCACCAATGCGGCTCTTTGCGTCAACCAAAGCACTGGGGTGAGATTGCACAACCCGGTCATAGGTGGTGTTCTTTCCGAGGCCTTTGATTTCGTTGGTGAGGTGGGCGGTAAGGTGCATCAGCTTCTGTAGCCCGTCGTTGTTCTTTGGGGTGAAGCCTGGCTTGATTACCTTAACTTTGCGGTGGTCCACAACTTCTCGTTCGTGTGATACGAGGATGACGTGTACCCCTGCAATGTTCTGAAACATTTCAACAGCTTTACGGCAAGCGTCACCAAGTGGTTTGTACAACCTGGCATCGACTGCTTCTGTCGAGATTTGGTCACTGCTGGAGCCTACGTCTTCTCTGTGCAGTTCATCCAACAGCATGTCTGCTGCTGTAGAAAACTCATCGATTACGACAGCCCCAATCTTGTCTAGACCTTTTTCTTTCTTGGCGATTGCGTCAGCTAGTACTGCGAAGTCTGCAAAGGTTTTGTAGTCCATACGCACTACGTCCTTCATCAGGTCTCCGTGGTTTTCTAGTGACACCCAGCCCTCTTTGGTATCAATGTATAGCACTTTCTGTTTGGGCTGGATAATGTACTTTGCGAGTCCGACAGCTAGAACAGTTTTACCACTACCTGGCTTGCCATAAAGCATTGCCATTAGGTTTTTGTTGGCTTTTTCTGTGCCCAGGTCTGTCATTCGACTCACGAGTTCATCAAGGCGATTACTCATTTGCTTTCCTTATCATTTGTGACGCCAATCTGTCGGCGTTCCCGTATTTTGTACTCAGTTTTTTTCATTAGTTCGACGTTGCCGCCGACTAATTCTGTTGAGCAGATGTCTTTAAACGAACAGGATTGGCACACCATTTTGTTGGCTGTGCGGTAGGCCCGCTTGTTTTGGTCATCCAGCTCAAGTTCTTTCAGCGCTTGTATCTCTGCTGCTACACCCAGCTGCTCCATGAACGTGTTAAGTACCCGTTCAGTGTTTGGCTTGAGCAACATCATGTAACTTGTTTGCTCAACCGTTGGTACTTTAATTTTGCGTGTGCGTAGCATGTTATACGCACCATACGCGATTTCATAGTTGAGTGCTCGCAACGCCCCGATATATTTTGGTATTTGTGGCTGAAGGTCGGTCTGTCCGGGCGTATAGAAGTCGTAAACAAACTTGTGGTCGACCACCACAAAGTTGCCTTGCGGGTCCGACACAATCATGTCCACTACGAATGGGTACCTACTGTCGGTTTCTTCGTCGTAGACCAAGCTGAACTCTTGTTCTACGGCTAGAATCTTCCATCCATTGCGGACGAAGAACTCGTTGGCGAAGTATCCGTAGTCTTCGTTGAAGAGCGTGTCTTCAAGCGGTGCTCGGTTGGCTGCTTCTGTGTAGCCTTCCGACACAACGTTTTTGTATTCTTCTTTGGCTCGTTCAACAGCGAAGTCGAAGCGTTCTGCTTGGCCTTCAGCGTCGGGTGCAAGGTCTAGAAGTGTTTGGTAGAAAACTTCTAGGATGCGGTGACCTGCTGTACCGGTGGCTAGGGCTTGGCTGGTGCTTAGGCGCTCCAGGCTTAGCCCGTAACCGTAGTAGTGCTTACGTCGGCAGAGCAGGTAGCTGTCGACTTCTGAGTGGCTGACACTAGGCATTGAGTGTGCCTTCCGTCAAAGCGTTCATGAGGTTGACGTAGTTGCGGGCTTGGGCGTAGCTTGCCTTGATGTCGTCCTCAGCGCGGTGTGTTGATTCGCCGGTGAGTTTGTGGTCTGAGTACCCCATGTCGTCGAAGAACGTGCGTAGAACGCTGACGTCGAAGTGTCTGTGTGACAAGAGGTCGTCGAGTCGTGGCATGTATTCGTGGATGAAGCTTCGGTCAAAGTGAACGCTTGAACCAGACAGGATGACGTGTGCTCCTGGTTCAAGTGCTTGCAGGGGCCTGAGCTCGTCGAGGATTTGGTCTTCGATGTCCTCAATCATCAGAGTGTTTTCTAACATCATGTCGTCCAGGAGACCGTTGTCGCTGTGCATTGACTGCACGAACAGGTCAGCTTTTACAAGCTCCCAGGTCTCTTTGGTGGGTGTGACGACAGCTGATTGGGGTTGAGTTAACCATTCCCAGTTGTCTGTCACAAACCAGCCGACCTCAATAATTTCATCGTTATCAGCTGCTAGTCCAGTTGTTTCTAAATCAATCCATAGTTGCATTTTTGTTTCCGTCCTTTCGGTTTTGATACTAGCGTACCATACTATTCGGTGTCAACTCCAACAAGCAATTTATTTTTAGTTGACCAGTAATGCTCGTTTTCTTTTATTTCCTCGTCAGTTGCTTTGGTTTTACTGTCGTGGTCTTTGAAGTCTTGCAAAGGCAAAAAAGGTTCATCGGCGGGAGGCCTAGGACCGTAATAGGGATTGTTCAAAGCGTGCCACCTATTGTGGCAAGGGCTACAGATACGGTGAACATTATCAGGAGAATTATTAATCACGTTCTTGTCGGGACCATGATGCCGGTCACCCTTATCAGGACCCTTACCGGGCTGAATAATGTTGTTATCACAACCGACAATCGGCTCGACACCGCCACCGGCCTTAGCTAATCCCGCCCACTCACACACCATGTCTTTGAATATTGGGTACATCATTGCAGCCCGTTTACGACCTGTCGATGTCACATCCCTAATGTCTGACGGTTCGGACATGGGCCTGCCGACACCCCGCTCGCCAGTACCCACAACAACGTAATCATCTTGGTGAGGCTCATAGACCTTAAAATTTCTGTCAATCCAGGCTTCTTCCCAAGCATCCAAATCGTATGTGGTCACAGTATCTCCCCGCTCTTCATGGCTTCACTCAAACTTTCAAAGGTCATACCCACCCCTTCATCAGTCATTGTATCTTGGAAGGCCGACACCATCTGTTCCTTGCGGTGAATAGTATTCGACATCCAAGTATCTATCGACGCTGGAATACGGTATATGTACACGTCGCTCTCCTCGGACTGTCCAATCCTGTCCGTCCTCGCGTAAGCCTGGTCGCGCTTGCCAGGATTCCATTCCTCGTCGATTATGTGAGTGGCACTGGCAGACGTCAAATTCAAACCCGTCCCACCAGTTTTGTAGTTGCACAGGATGATGTCCCATTTTGGTTCCTCTTTCTTTGCTTCATAGAAATTGTTTTTGATTTCTTGACGTTCGTTTCTAGGTGTTGCACCTGTCAAAAGTGCAACACGTAAACCGTGTGCCTTCAGAATTTCAGAAAAACCGATAAGAGCTGTCGTGAATTGACTAAACACAACCTGTCGGCGTCCCTCAGCGTGGATAGCCATAATGTTTTCAAGTGCTGCATCTAACTTGGCAGACTCATCAACCTCAGCCCCGACAGAGAACACCACGTTGCCCTCAGCATCCTTCAGCTCAATGCCAGCAGGCCAAACATTTGCCTGGCGCTTGCGGGTAATCAAAGCAATAAGGTGCATGATAGTCATTTGCTCCCCACTGTCTAACATAATCTGTGCCCGCTCCGACAGTTGCCGGATAATCTTGTACTGCTTCTTGTACACCTCAGGGTCCAAGTCCACACGAATAATGTGCTTACGTTGCACCGGCAACACAATGCCCGCCTCCTCACGTGTCCTCGCAATAAACCTGCCAGAAATCAGAGGCTTCAAGTTATCCAACTGCCCGTCGCGGAACTCAATCTTCCCCGAGTGATAATTCTCGATACAAAACGTCTGCAAAAACTTGGTCTTACGGTCAAACAAAATCGGGTCACACAAGTGAAGCAAAGCGTATATATCAAGAGGGCTATTTAGGATAGGTGTGCCCGTAGTGAAACACACATTCTTAATACTTTTCGTCGACAACCACTCATCTAACTGGTAAGCGTAACGAA